TCAACAAATTCTTCAAACCTACATGAACAACGAAAATGAAGATATCGACGTGGGTGGAGAGGGCGATGAGGATACCGAAGACCCCGAATTTGTTGACGAATATCCATCGGAACCACAACCCGAAGAGGCCGAGCCCATGGCTGACCCCATGGCTGAGCCCATGGCTGAGCCCATGGAAGACACACAGCCCCCAGAACAAGAATCGTCCCCATTCGACAACGAGTTTAAAACGGTAAACACGGCTGGTGGTGCACCACAAGAAATGATGGAGGAACAAGTCGAAGACGAAGACGAAGAACCCGTGTTATTCCCAGACGCATCGGATGCGCCCGTAAAAAAAGTTGGTTATAGTTAAATGGAGTTTGAAGACTATCTCAGAGATCCAGCTTGGGCGGCGATCATCGCCGGTATCATTACCGCGGGGTACATTCACGCGAAAGCGAAGCTTAACAACGAAGGTAAACTTCCAACGAGTGCTTATTCTAAACCAGCATTCTTAAACGCGATTCTCGTATTTTTTATTGTATCTAACGGAATAGGGGGTAAAGAAACCATATCTACTGAACCATTTGCTTAAAGATAACGGTGTTATCTATCACAGTAAACATGACGTCTGTGACTGCTTTCAATGATATGATGGGCCAATTTCTTGCGGAACTTCACAAGACGTTTCCAGAAGAAAAGGGTATCAAGAAGTGTATGTCCGGCTTTGAAATCATGCGAACGTCTAATCCACGTCTCGTCATCGATGGATTCATGACCAGTGTTACGCCGTTTGCGGACAAGATTTCGGCCAAGGATGATACGTTTTTCCTCACTGAAGCGAAGAACCTCGAGTTTTTGAAGGATGTGAAACTCGAAGAAAAGTGGGCCTCGGTCTCCACCAAAACTAAGGACGCCATTTGGCAATACGTGCAAACGCTATACATGCTCGGAACTACCATAAGTTCTATCCCAGCAGACACACTTTCTATGATTGAAAAGGTCGCCAAGGAATGTGCCGATAAGCTGGAGGGTGATGGTGGCGGAATCGATGAAGCCGCTCTCATGGAAACTATGCAGGGTATGCTAGGTGGTATGTTGAAAAAATAAAACTAATATATATTAAATGAGCTCTTGGTTTCAAGACCCAAAACAACTCGTTGATGATAAGAAGGTTCTCGAATTTTGGCCCACAAATGTTCAATCCTCAGCAGACCGCGTGAACGCTGGTTCGAGATTCATAATATATGCGGCGTCCGTGCACTATCTCATTAAGCGCGACGTCCGCATATTCGTTCTTGCCGCGACTGCATTAGGTGTTCTTTATGTAATGGAAAGATCTGGTATGGTTAAGGAAGGTGTACCAAGAGGCGTTGAATATTATGAGAATATCGGGGATGCGTGTCAGCGCCCATCCCGTGACAACCCAATGGCGAATGTATTGATAGGAGACGACCCAAATCGCAATCAAGCGTGTTCTTATCCGAGTGTTCGCGCCGATGCTGATGCGTTCGTCATCGGAGAAACACCATTTGGACCAGCGAGATCCCGTTCCGCGCTTCCTAAGTACCAACAAAACGCGTTATCGAGACAGTTCGTGACCGCTCCCGTATCTACGGTCGGGGGAGACCAAACTGGATTCGCGGAGTGGCTTTATGGAAAGAAGGGTGCCCCCATGTGTAAATCCGATGGTAGTGTATGTAACCCAAATGCACGTGGCACCCAACTCGAAGCTTTCGCGGGTCTTCAACCAAATGGTGATAGGCGGTAAATAAATCTTTTGTAATAGTAAAATGGCTTACCAATTGCAGCCAGGTCTTAAGTTAGTCCAGAACCCAGCCGTTCCAGTGAACTGTGCGACAGAAGAAGTATTCGTGTATCCCCAGCCCAGTACTCTCAACTATGGTTCGCAAAGACCAAACACTATGTTGTATGGTACGGCGCCATTCATGGCGGGTAAGGGTGCTCCATCAGAATACATCGAAACGAGCGATCAACTCCGACCGCAATCAACCTCTCGGTTCAACAAAGTTCTCGCGAAAACGTACGAACAAAACTTGTTCCCCCTTCAAAACATGGAGTGTAAATTGCCTCTTAGAACCATTTCATATGAACCATTGAGTACGCGTTCCGAAGTACAAAATGGAATGTTTAACCAAAGATACTTAAATAAAAATATCAATAAGAAATAAGAATGGCCGATCCCATATCTGTCGCAGCTATAGCAGGTCTTGTATACGCCGGGCGAAAATTGAGTCAGCCACAGACAGAGATGTACTCCCCAGACCGCCAAGCCATGGAATTACCTGTGTCACCAAAAGTCGAGCTTGTGAAGGAACGACCTATTGAAAATTTACAAATCGATAAGGCGGTTGCATCCAATTTCGGTGATATCGCACCTCAAATGCGAACGAGTGGCGCAGAAGTTCTTGAGATGCGAAACCGAATGAATGACTATAACCGAATGAATAACGTATCTCCCGTCGAGAAGCGCCTCGTTGGTCCAGGTTTGGGTGTGGACCCATCCGTTTCATCGTATGGTGGTTTCCAACAGTTGTTGCGTGTGAACCCAGAGAATGTCGGTGCCTACAAGCTCACGACACTCCCAGGTAGATCGGGTCCAGCGCAGGACACGAAAGGTGGTCGTCGTGGTATAGTGGGTAAGGTCGCACACAACCGCCCAGAGAAAACAGCGTATCTCCCAGAGCGGCTTCCAATGACGCTCGGGCGTTCGCAAGGATTTTCTGGTAGAACTCCGCGTGGTGAACACGAACGAACAAAGCGCACGACCAACCGTGCCGAAACTGGTCTCAGAACTGACACACTGGGTGTGGCGCCCGCGAAGAGATTCATTTCCGCGAATACGGTGTCTCAAGACCCAACTAGAAATAAGAAGGATGGGAATATTGAACAATATCAATACAGAAACCAACCACAGCCCGGTATTCACAGTTATGCACACGGATATCTCGAATCGCCAGAGGTTTCTATCGGACAACGTGGGGCGTACACCACGGAAGAACTCCAGAAATATGGTTTCAGGCCAGATGAACGTCGTGGTAAAGCTAACCGCGCTTCGAACCCAGGTCGTATGAATGTTCGAGCGAATGCACTCAACCAAGGTGGTATGCTTACGTCTGCGCGGTCGGACACAACTCGCGTTGATGGTCGTGTGAACCCAATGGGTGCCGGATGGACGCAACAATACACGAACACGTCGTATCACGACCTCAATACATACAAGGGTAACCAAAACCCACAAGCTTCTCAGGCGAGTCTCAGTGTCGCAAAACGTCAACTATTGAATAACCCATACTCACACCATTTGTGCTAAAAACATCAAATTATAGATTAAAACACTCATTAAAATATTGTCCATGTATTTTAATGAAGGTCCATACCTTAGATATAGATAGTGGTGATAGAGACCCTATATTGTACCCAGATCCAGGTGATTACGTGGTACACCTTAAGAACCCTATTTATGACGTGTCTAAGATAACACTCACATCAGCTCGAATTCACAACAGTCAGTTTCTCATACACGAACGAAATAATACATTTACGATTAACACGGCGTCTTATGTTGAAACTATAAGTATACCAAATGGAAACTATGACGGTGATGAACTCGCGAGTAATGTCGTACAAGTATCAGATATAGTCGATGCCGCGTCATATAATACATATACCAATGATATAGTGTTTTCAAACCTAACAAACGATTTTACATTCGCCTTTTATGGTGGTATACATGGATACGCGTCGTCAAATATATACACGACACCACACGACGTTCTCGGGTTTTCGTCAAATAATGCACACTCTGTGAATAACACACTCAAGACTGGGAGCATAAATGTTCAAGGTGTCGACTCATTCATACTTAAATTAAGTAGTGGTTCGGACGAGTTTAATCAAACGGTCTATTCTGATACGCCCTTTTATACAGGAAGAATACTCGCATGTGGCGATGTAATAAATCATTCGGGTGCAGACGACGTGGTCGAGCACAATTTTGTTTCTGGAACACAAAAAACCATATCAAGCATACGCGTGCAATTTTACTACAGTAGCAACGGGCGACTCATACCGTATGATTTTAGAAATGCAAATCACGTGCTTAAACTGGCCATTGCGTGTTCAACGGATAAACTCGAAAATGTACCTAAAGTTGAGAGAGATGTGTCTCTCCCGCCACCTGTGGACATCCCCGAATTTGAGGATGTACAGAGATGGGATGCATTTGTATCCATATTTCTGATAGTATTGGCGGGTGTCGTGATGCTCATGATGACCAAGAAACAATCTTAGCGGGTAACCGCGTAGAGTGGTTGCGATGGCTTTTGGACACGAGTAGACACACGAGAGACCGTGAGGTAGACGACGATCGACAACAAAGTGGTGAACAAGGCGGTGAGCGTGTAGTTCATGCCACCGTTCTTGCTGA